CGATTTGTGATGAATATTATCACGACGCGTGTTCATATTGATTTGAAAGGAAATTTATTTTTACGTAGGCAATAAAAAACCCGCCGAAGCGGGTTTGTGTATCTTAAGGCAATGACTTAAGAGGGGAATTTGAACATCATTTGAACAGCGACGCCGATGATTTTGCAGTTGCCGTCGATGGGAATTAGCGGATAAGCGGGATTGAGCCCTTTCAGGTATTTGTTCCCGCCATCTATGACCAGCTTCTTAAACGTCGCTTCGTTAGCGTCGGTGATCTTAGCAATCACCAGGCTGCCGTTCTTGGCTTCTTTGCCTGTATCAAACAGAACCAGCATACCTTCCGGAACGCTTATGCCTGTTGGTGACGTCATTGAATCTCCCTGGACGCGCAGCCAGAATCCGTCTCCGTGAATGTGGCAGTCTGATTCGTACCATTCATCCACCTGACTAAGATTGTATGGCTCAACAGCCTCACACCACTCTCCCGCGCTAACCCAGCTTATCAATGGGAACCTCTCCCCTGGTTGGTATGGTCCTTTGTAATCGTCACCAAAAAGAAGCTCGGCAGGTGTAACGCCTAATGCTTTGGCAATGACGGTCGCATCGTCCACGCTAACACTGCGAGAGCCTGATTCATAGTTACCTATCCTGGACTGTGACGCCCACCCACACAATTCCGCGAGCGCCTTTTGTGATAGGCCTCGTTCTTCGCGGATCCGCTTAATTCTGGCTGCAATATCTTCGATTCTGTTCATGCGCACTTTGTATCACGCCTTGTGTTAAAAAGCTTTACACGAATTGTGTTGACCAATCATCACGATTTGTGTTTAATAATGCTGAGTGACCATTCTTGTAAGGACGAATATGAACAACATTGCCAACGAACGTAAAAAGCTTGGCATCACTCAATCTGAGTTAGCGAGCGCATGTGGATGGAATCAATCCCGCCTCGCTAACTATGAAGCTGGCATTCGTGCTCCCGATCTGGAGTCATGCCGCCGCCTGGTTGAGGCGATGAACAAGCTGGGTAGCAAGACATCACTGGATGTCTTGTTCCCGCCCAAGAAGACAGCTGCTTAAGTAACACCGCTCTTTAACATCGCTGCTCATCCTCTCCGCCCATGTGGAGATAACAACTACGCATCACAGGATGCGCATTAACTAATTCAACTTAAAGGAAGTATCACAAATGGAAAGCACAACCTCACGAAACAAAGCCCAGGCTCGAAAAATCGAGTCGTGGATCCTGAATCAGATTGCGATGAAAGGCGCGTCGAACGTCGCTAAAGCAGTCGGGATTGATAAGAGCGGAATCACACGCTGGAAGGAAACGATGCTGCCGAAGCTGGCAATGCTGCTCGCGGTACTGGAGTGGGGCGTCGTAGATGACGACATGGCTAGGCTGGCAAAACAGGTCGCGGAGATACTCAAAAATGAAAAACCCCAAACGAGCGGTAACTCGTTTGAGGCTTAAGAACACACTGTGTTACGCCAAGTAACGAGGTAATTATGACAAAGCCGCTCAGTCCTTACCAGGACAAATTGCATAAAAACATACTACGTGATCGCTTCCTGTCCAGCTTCAAGCAGCCTGGTCGATTCCGGGCTGAGTTGGAGAATGTGAAGCTGAAGCAGAAGGAGAAAGGTCATGAGTAAAACCGCAACTGTAATACCAATCAGGCCGTCTCTGGCGGTCGTGGAGCAACGTGTGGCAGAACTCGATGATGGGTACGCCAGGCTTTCGAACATGCTCCTTGAGGCTTATTCAGGCGCTGATCTTACCAAGCGACAATTCAAAGTGCTGCTTGCCATCCTGCGCAAAACCTACGGGTGGAATAAGCCTATGGATAGGATCAGCGATTCTCAGCTTAGCGACATTACAAATTTGCCGGTAAAACGGTGCAATGAAGCAAAATTAGAACTCGTCAGGATGAACGTCATCAAGCAGCAAGGTGGCATGTTTGGTCCTAACAAAAACCTCTCAGAATGGTGCATCCCTCAAATTGAGGGGAAATCCCTCAAAACAGGGGATAAAACATCCCTCAAATTGAGGGAGTCGTATCCCTCAAAACAGGGGGACACAAAAGACACTATACAAAAGACAATAAAAACAAATACCCAAACCCACGATGCGGGTTTGGTTGCTTATGAGAAATCTGAAACGCCATCAGAGCAAAAACAGCCTCGCACCAGAAAAGCAAAAGTATCGACCTCGCTACCTGAATTCGACCGTGAACGCCTAAAGCAAACATGGAACTGCAAGGCTAAGGCGCATGGCCTTCCAAAGCTCCTGAGTGTGACTACCTCTGTCGAGAAAGGTTTATCTCGACTCTGGGCGTCTTACATCAAGCAGTGCAGAGAGCTTGGCAAAGAGCCACGGGATGTTGACACGTTCATCAACGGCTACATCGAATTTGGCTATCAGCCTACTGAGTGGGCTTGCGGTGCTAACCCGTCCGGCAAGAAGTACGGCATTGATACCGCGCTTCGCCAGGAGAAGATTGACCAGATTCTGGCGCAGGAGGACTGATGGAAAGTTACGATTTCGAATATCAGCTGGTCGGCTCGATGCTCGTCAAAGGCGACCACATCGACTGCCGGGAGATTGCCGGGAAGCTCCCTGAAGAAGCCTTTGAGAATTTCCATCTTCGAAACATGTATCACGCGATTGTGACGCTGCTGAATAAAGCCGAGCCGGTAGATATGTTTACCGTGCAGGAAGCTGTACCGACAGTCACGAAAGACATGGTTATTGAGGTTGGTGCTAAGTGCGTAACGGCCGCCAATATCCGTGGCTGGGCTAAGAGAGTCAGGCAGTGCTGGATGCTTCGACGTGGTGAGCGGGAGTTAAAGCGAGCCGCTTCCATTCTGGCTTCTGCCGGTACTCACGACCTCAACGAGCGCATCACCGAGGTATCTTCAATCCTCGGCAGACTTCAGTTCGAAACGAATGACAAGTTGCCCCGCCGCATTGGTGACATGCTCGAAGACTACATGGAAGTCCTGGAGAAACGCATGAAGGGATCTGAGTCTGGCATGTACCTGAAGACTGGCATTGAGCCGATGGATGAGGCTTACGGCGGATTTGACCGTACAGACCTGATTATCATTGCCGGTCGTCCCGGGATGGGTAAAACAGAGATGGCTATAAACATCGCCAACTCAATCGGCCGGCAAAAGGGTAAGGGCCTGTTCATCTCGATGGAAATGTCAGACATGCAGGTAGTGGAACGTCATGCAGCTGACAGGGCTGGGCTCGCTATCGGTGCGCTGAGAAATCCTCTGGATATGATTCAGGAGCAGTACACCCGACTTACTGCGGCTATAGGCTCGCTGATGAGTGAGGAAAATTATGTCATTGACGGATCATTCACTGCTGATGAATGCATTGGGCATGCTGAACGACTGAATATGGACGGCGGTTTGAGCTTCCTTGCCATTGATTACCTCGGGCTCATTGAAAAGTCATCCAGCATGCCAGAACACCAGGCCATTGCAGAAATAACAAGGAAGTTAAAGCAGTTCTGCCTGCGTAACAAAGTCCCTGTAATTCTTCTGTCACAGCTTAACCGTGGTCCAGAAGGAAGGCAGGACAAACGGCCAACCATGGCAGACCTTGCCAAGTCAGGCTCTGTAGAGCAGGACGCCGACGTCATTCTATTCCCATATCGCGATGAAGTTTACAACGACAGCAGCCCCATGAAAGGCATAGCTGAAATCATCGTTGGCAAGTATCGCTCCGGTCAGCCACAGACGTTTTATATGGGGTGGCGAAACGGGCACTTCGTAAATATCGATCAGCAAGAAGCAGCCAGAACAGCCGCCGGAAATGAGAGAGAGGCGTCGAAGACAAGCAGCTGGAGAGGATAAATGGAAAACCAAGAAACACTGAACACCCGCCAGATTATCGAAACTCAATACCCCGAATTCCCCGAAACCATCCTCCACGCCGAACTATGCCGCGCAATGGCCCGTATCGAAGGCCGCAGCATCAAGCAGGCACTGAAAGCATACGCACAGGCTCGCATCCCGAAGATAGAGAGCAAGCCTCTACGTGGGGCGCTGGAGCAGATGGCATCGAGCATGTTCCCGGAAACAGAAATCGCCCGTATCCGCTCCTGCGTAGGCCGCATGGAGTCAGCACTGGTCAAAACATTTGGAGTGAAAAGAGCATGAGCAGAGAACAATTAGCGAAAGATAACGGCATGACCATTGAGTTCGTAAACTGGTTCTTCGAAAACAAGAAGGACGGGTGCGGAAACGTCTGGTTCATGATGATGGCTGCTATGTGGGAAGGCTATCAAGCCGCCACAGCATCAATCCAGGCAGAGCGCGATCAGCTGGCTGCTGAGTGTGCGGCGCTGAAAAAAGCTGTACCTCCTTTGAAGATGATTAATGCCGATAACGATTCCTGGGATGATGTTTCTATTGCCGAAGATATAGGTTTTAACGCAGCAATATCGACAATCCTTCGTAACTTGCCACAAACCCCCGCTACGGATCGCTTCCTCGCCGAGCAGCGGGCGCAGGGGGTGGATGCTGCAATTGAAGCGGCGAAGCAAGAAGTGGCGAACGAGTTCCAGCGCGAGACTTTTGAACAATGCTTGACAGCGGCGGTGAAATATCCACAGAGCAATCTGGCTGGCAAGGTTGAGATGGCCGCCTGGCTTGAATTGTTCGCCGCCCAGCTGCGCAACGAGGTGAAGGTATGAGCAATTTACTTCCATGCCCATTTTGCGGCGGTAACCCGCATGTAGCGAGTGAGGCAGATCACCCGGAATATGGTTCTGGCGGCAGATTTTACTTTGTTCGCTGCGGATCGTGCCGGGCGCAATCAGGCAGCAAATATGCCGGGCCGGGGAATGATTGCCCGATTTTTTATGAAGGAGTTCGCCAGGAGTGGAATCAGCGGGCGGAGGTGAAGGCATGAGCCAGATTAAAAACTTCGGCTGGAATCGCCTAAAGCTGGCCACCCTGAGCTACGAGCAGATTGCAGAACTTGAGAGCCAGGTAAAGCAGGACCACGCATGCAGCGACGGAATCCACATGTACGACAAAGCTGGACGCGACAAACTCGATGCACTGAGTTGGGCTGTTTTTAACAAGCAGAAGCAGGAGCGCAAAAATGACTAACATCAACGAACTGACGGCGAAAGCGGCGAGCACCATCGGCATTTTGGAGAATATCGCCGGTTACGAGCCAGGCGACATCGACTGCGACACGGTAGAGCTTCGTTTCGAGGATGAAACCGGATGCGATACCGGCTGTGATGTGAGCATCGTAGAGCAGTGCCAGAACGCCGCTGATGTAATCCGGGCGCTGACAGAGGCGCTGGAAGCCGCAGAGAAGCGGATTGCTGCCTTGACAGCTGAACGTGATGCATTGCGTGAAGGTGAAATGGGGGATGCGAAGCACAGCAACACCCGTGCAGCTGCGGATATTTATTTTCAACTCGTTGAAGAATGCGACATCCCGGCAGGCGGATCGCTCGTGCAGTTTGTGGATGACATGAAGGAGCGCATGGCTGAGCTTGAGGCCAGAACGCTCACCGTGAAGCTGCCAGACGTCGAGAAATGGCGTTCCGTAGAAGCTGTTCGCGCTCAAAGCGCTTATAAAATTCTCGCCGGTAAAGCCATTACGGAAGCGGGCGGCAAATTTCAGATCGAGGGGGAGTGATTATGTCCAATACAACCGTAAAGCTGTTTTTCGGTAAATACAGCCTGTGCGCTGTTGGAGGGTGAGTGAGCATGCGACTCACATTACAAATTATCTGCTGGCTAGCAGGGATCACCGGTCTTTTATTCCTCATGAGCTGGGCAGGTGAATCAGACCGGAAAGACTGCGAAGAGCGCCTGGCGAAAGAACTGAAAACTACCGCTGTTTACATCAACAATCACTGCATGGTCAAAGGTTATGGCCGCGCGGATGGGAGATAAGCCATGACACAACTGAGCAGAGAAAGACTGGAACAGTACGCATTTGACGATCGCATGTGCAACGTCAATGACGAAATCAGGGAAATGGCCCGCCGCCTGCTGGCTGCCGAAGCGCGGGAGCCGGTGCCTGTCATGTATAAAGGCGTGGAACTTTTAAAAAAGGATGGCCTTGAGCTTATCCGTGACGGGCTGGCAGTGGCTACTGAGCTGGAAGCAATGTGCATGGCAGGGGCATTACTTTCTGCAACGTCCGCGCAGCCCGTCGCGGTGCCTGATGGGTGTGTTTGCTTGCGCCCAGATGAAATCGAACGACACACACTGACAGCCGGAGAATGCCCTTCGATTGCGAAGGTGATGCTGGTTAGCTCAATTAACCGGTTGAACGCCCGCCGCGCCGCCCCACAGGAGCCAACCAAATGACAATCCTCTCGGCAATTTATGGTGGCGCTTTGGTCGGTGTGTTTCTTCTGGCATGGAAAAACGGGAAGGTGGTGTGATGGAAACTTTTAAAGACCATTCGCTTCTCGACTGGCTAATGTTCACGCAGCTGATGCTCATCTGGGTATTTATCGCATTCAAATCCGGATCGTGGTTATTTGAATCCCTGGCGAAAAAAGGTTGGCGATGGTGGAACAGAAAGGATAAAAAAGCCCTCGCCATGGACTCTTTCTATGAGGCTTTCAACATATCCGAATTAGGCAAAGGAGAGGCGTTAACCGCCAAGACGGAAGATGGCCTGGTCATCCAGATTTACAGGCCAAAAGGAGGCCCTAATGCCTAACCCCATCATCCTCATCATCTCCGCGATAATGGCGGCTGATGCTATCCGTGAGGTCTTCCCATGGTGAGCAAACTCAAGCAGCGGCAGTTCAAGGGATTGAAAATAACATCAAGAAAAGGTATTAACTACGGTTAGCTCATTAGTTGAACTGAAGTTAATAATATTTACCGCGATCAATTCGATGGATTATAAATTGAGAAAAATAATCTTATCTTTATTTGCTTTGCTCTCTATAAGCTCATCAGTAAAAGCAGATAGCTTTAACGAAATAATCAAAGATTTAAAGAAGCCCTACGCTGTCACCAAGGCTCCAAATTCAGATGTGAGATGTGTTTGGACGAAGGGTGATAATGGTTATCTACAAAACGAGAACTTTGGCAATGAAGGTACATCATTATGCTGGAGCAGGGATGCTTTGAACAATGCGGAAGAAATGGAAAGAAATGGTACTTTGCATTGGGTCGACGCAACGACATCGCCTACTGATTTTTTTACTGACCTGCACAATGCATGCTTCTATGGTTATATGGGTAAGCAGACTGGAGATTGGGAAACTTACCTAGCGGAAAAGTACGCTAAAACGGTCAGCAAATATGCCGGTCAAAAAAAACCGATAGAAAAGCTAGGGCGCGCGTTTGATTTCGGTAAAAAGGTATCTAAGTCACCACATGACTGTATGTTTATTTCTAAAGAACTATTTGTTGAGAGATAGTTAGTCGTTTGATTTATTACAGACTTACAGTCATAATTAGGTTGTCAGCTTGAACACCTGACAACCTGCTGCGCTTTGTTGGGGACGACAAAGTGCGAAACACAAAGAGTACATCACATCAAATTTCACAGATGCTGCAAAGCACCTGCGATTTTCTGCATTCTGCGGTTTCCTTTCTGGAGGTCGCATGAATATCCCTCAGTGCGGCATCAAGCTGCATGCTGGCAACTTTGCTGCTGTTGGCAAGCTTCTCCAGGAGCACATTGCTTCCGGGCATTCACTTCGCTTGCAGGTGAAGGAATGGCGTGAGAAGCGCAGCCTTTCTCAAAACGCACTTTTTCATTTGTGGGTGGGTGAAATCAGCGAATATCTGATTAAGTCCGGCCGCAATGACGCTACACCCGAATGGGTGAAGCGCAACCTCAAAAAAACATACCTCGGCTGCGAAGAAGTCACATACACCGACTTCATCACTGGCTCAAAAGAATCCACTTGGGAGCCTCGGCACACATCCCATCTCGATACGGGTGAGATGCATATCTTTATGTGCAAAGTCGAAGCCTGGTGCGCTCAGTTCGGCCTGGCGGTGACTATTCCAAGCGGCTGTGAATTCCAGCAGCTGCGCGATAAGCAGGAGGCATGATGACACCTTTTGCCAAAGTCATGGAGCGCGGCATCTTCCGGATGCCTAAACGCCGCCGCAAGGCTACTCCTGCGCCATCAGAAATTCCAACCCTGAAGGACTATACCGCCCGGCTCATTGATCAGAAATGGCTGCGACTTGCAGCGAGGAGAAAACATGCGTAAACCCACTCGCCGCACTTGCAAGGTATGCAAAGAGAAGTTCACCGCCACCTACGACAACGTCTGGTGGTGCAGCCCTGAACACGGCGCTATCTACGCTCTTGAGCTGCGAGCAAAGGAGAAGATTAAAGCTGAGGCTAAGCGCATCAAGGCACAGCATGAGGCTGAGAAGGCTGATCGCCAGCGCATAACTGAGCGGCGCAAAGAAGTGAAGCCTTTGCGTCACTGGGTGCTGATGACCCAGCGTGCTGTAAACGACTGGCGGCGCAACATGCTGTTGGCTGCGGGGCATGGCTGTATCTCATGTGGAACCAAGACCGCCTTTGCGTGGCATGCCGGACACTACCGCACCACGGCTGCCGCGCCGCAACTCCGGTTCAACCCAGACAATATCTGGCTCCAGTGCTCAGCCTGCAACGTTCACAAATCAGGGAATATTGAGGCATATCGTGCCGCACTGGTTGAGCTGATCGGCGAAGAGAGAGTCCAGGCGCTCGAATCCAACAACGAAACCCACCGTTACACCCGTGAAGAACTGGACGGCATCCGCGCCGATGCCAGGGCAAAGCTACGAGCACTGAAGCAGGAGGAAGCAGCGTGAACGTTCAAAACACTATCGCATTGCTGGAGATGTTCAGGAGCAGAAATGTCGCTGCTGTACGCACCCCCGCAGGCGTCATTTTCATGGGTGTTGCAAATATCTCAACAGAAGAGAAGAAGCGCCTCCTCTCAATCCCGCAAATGGAATTGGATGCAGCTTTACGGTGGCAGAAATGACCAGACAGCAGATAGAGCAGTACGAGCTTGAAAGCATCCTCCGCGCCGGATTCAGCTTTCCGCGTCGTGGTGGTGACGACACAGCACAGCAGATCATCCGCAACAGTGAGCGCCGCAGGGCAAAGACGAAACAGCAGAAAGAAGGGGCAGCCGTATGAAACTGGAACTTACTACCGATCAGCACCGTTGGATTGACGGCTGGCTCCAGTTGTGGGGCGCATGGGTACAGACGGGACGCATCGATAAATCCATGATCAACATGATTGCTAAATTTATGGCTACCGTTGAGCCTCAGCAAGCGAGCCGACCGGTATGCAGCGATGATGACGGCATGCTGATGAGCCAGGTTATCGGGGCTCACCTGAAGGCCATCGACGAAAATGCCTACAAAATGCTGCTGGCATATTACGTCTTCCAGTCCAGTGAAATCCGGATCGCCACATGGCAGCACGCGGTTGCCTGTCCACGCCTGATGAAGACCCGGGGCGGAAACCAGTACAAGAAGCCGAGCATCTCCACAGTTCGCCGTGAAGTAAAGGAGGTACTCAATGCTGCGCTGTTCTGCCTGTACCAACCGATGCAAAATGCGTTCATCGTTCGCGATAATGCGAAGAAAATCTCAAAAAATGTTGCTAACGAGCTTGCTTTTTAATGAACAAATGAGCAGAATAAATCGTATATGTTGCCGTTGTTGTGTGTGACATGACATTTAGAATGAATAGAGCCACTGGTTAACGCCGGTGGCTTTTTTATTTGCCTGTAGCTAAGCGGTAAAGCAACCAACTCATAATTGGATGATCGCTGGTTCGAATCCAGCCGGGCGAACAAAACCCCAGACAGGGTATCTTCGGCCACAGAGCCGACATTGCTTCACCATCATCTTGCCAGCCTAGCGCTGGCTTTTTATTAATAAGCGTTGATTACTCGGCGCCAGAAAGCACAAAACCCGCACAAGGCGGGTTCGTGAATATGGGCGGCAAGAGACTGCGCTAACAGCCTCCTGCCATCTTGCTCATGGATTGACTCACGAACAAAGACCGAAGGCCCACACCGTCTGATCAGACACGTTGACCTTAAATCGGATTTGTTCAGCTCTCAATTGCCTGAATTCCTAAATGTGAACAAATCCCCTAGCCGGGGGTGGAAATGAACAAGATGCCATACAAAAGCGATCCGAATTTCTGGTCGATCCTTATCGCTTTCGGCATGACGATCATCGGCGCAATCGCAAGTTACTCCTTTAAAGTCCTTGGCGGCGAGGTGTTCAGCTGGCGGACATTGTGCCTTCAGCTCATCGTGTCGATATTCGCCGGATTAACCATGGCTTTAATTGCAGTGCATTACAGATGGCCTCCGGAAGTAATGGGCGCTACCTGTGGTCTTGCCGGTTGGGCTGGCTCCTCCTTCATCAAATCCCTTGAAAAGCGCTTCTTAAGCAAAGTTTCCGGGAAGGAGGAAGCTAATGACTAAAGACCAATTCATGAAGGCAGCCGGGATAAATTCAATCCTCGCTGAAAAGTGGTATTCGCACATCGTGGCAACGATGCAGGAATTCGGAATCGATACGCCAAAGCGTAAGGCCGCATTCATTGCGCAGATTGGCACTGAGTCAGGTGGTTTTCGATCCGTACAGGAATCACTTAATTACTCTGTGGCTGGGCTGGCTATTTTTGGTAGCCGACTTACAGCATCACAGCGCGAACAACTCGGCAGAAAGCCTGGCGAGCCTGCGCTATCTGTAGCCCGCCAAGAAGCTATTGCAAACCTGGTTTACGGCGGCAGATATGGTAACAACCTGAACGGCGATGGCTGGAAATACCGTGGGCGCGGACTCAAGCAGGTAACTTTCAAATCAAACTATGAAGCATGCGGTAAGGCTCTTGGTCTTGATCTGATTAACGAGCCTGATTTGTTGTTGGAAACAAGGAATGCAGCTCGTTCCGCTGGTTGGTTCTGGAAGGCAAATAACCTCAATCGCTTCGCTGACAACGGAGACTTTGCCGGGCTAACCAAAGCTATTAACGGTGGCCTAAACGGTATCGAAGACCGCCGGGCGCGGTTAAAAGTTGCGGAGGATGCTTTATGTTAAGCCTCTCAACTCTCAAGAATTACATTCCCATTCTCTTTGCAGTCATCATCTGCTTCTTCCTCTACAGCCTTTACAACACGAACGAGCAGCTTCGTATCGTGAACGAAGGGCTTGTGAAGGAAGATAAGGCGAAAGCTGATCGCATCGAGAACCTTCGCAGCAAGAACGATGACTTTGCGAAAACCTTCGCCAACTTCACTAAAGCGTTAGAGCGCACAAATCAGATTGCCGAAGACGAACGTATGCGTCGCAATCTGGTCGAGCAAAAAAACCAGAGGCTACAGGATGAGATTAAGCAGGCACTTAAAAACAATCAGTGCAGCATCATCCCTGTTCCTGATTCTGTCGTTGACGGCCTGCGCCAGCAAGCAGACAGAATACGAAATGGTGAAGGCGCCAGTAACACCAATTCCGACAAGTCTGCTAAGTGACTGCTTCGTCCCTGAAGTGCCTCAGAGCATGACGTTCGGTGACAGCGTCGTCCTCAATTCAAAGTTCATGGATGCGCTTGATGACTGCAATGGACGGATGGCATCCATCAGGCGAATTGAGGCTGAAAGGTTGAGGTCACAACAATGAGAAGTCGTGAGCGAGAAGTAACGCTGCTCTATGGCATTTCTATCATTCGTGATGACGTTCTTAACCACGCTCTACCGAAACTATCTATTAAAGACCGTGCGCTAATAGCGGCTCACTTCATCGTTAATCTTGGTGCGCTTGCATGCCTTGTTATGCCACCTGTGATCATGATTCTGAGCCTGATTCCTTAACCGGTTTAACGGAGCCTCAAATGGCAAAAGCCAAATGGCCTAAGCTGCCGAGCTATTTGATTCCTCTTTTCAATACTGCCTGGGTTTATCTCTGCACAAACAAAGATGAATGGATGCAGGCAGAAGCGGCATTAAAGGTTTCCCTTGCTGATGTAACCCATAACAACGGGATGTGCAGACAATTTGTCAATGAAAACACGGGCGAGAACTTGTATCTCGTGGGCGTATTCGATGGGCGTATTTCAACTCTGGTTCACGAACTTGCGCATGCGACGTTTTATTGCTGTAGCGATGTCGGTGTGACAACAAAGCCAGACGAAGCTAACGAAACCTATTGCTATCTGCTGGACAGGATGTTCAGTCACTTCCTTCCACACATAAAGCAGGAATAAAAATGCCAGACATTACCCAAATGACAGATGCACAGAAACTCAAGCTCGAAGTCTTCCGCATGGTGATGGGCGACTCTGCCGCCACCGAGAAGGCAATTGAGTTTATCGCCGGTAGCGAGCTCAACTTCGAGTTGTTCAAAGACGCTTACAACAAAACCGGTAACGAGCCTACCGCTCTGGCTAAGACCGAGAAAGCGATCCGTGAAGCGAAGGAAGTTCTGGACTTATTTGCCTGACACTGGAGAACAGATATGACCCTCAAACGTAATCAGCTCCCACGCTACCAGGGCAAAGATGCTCAGGTGCTGGCGCTCAAAATCAAAGAAGTCCGCCAGGCCGTTGACGGCACCGGCGTAATCATCCCGGAAGATAAGTTCTTCCCGGAGTTCGAAGTATCTCATGAATACATGAGCATCAACCAGCCGAAGAAAGGCGGTTACTACGTTGAGTCAATCGACGGCCAGCCTTTCTACCTCGAAGCAAAAGACTTCGACAAACAATACTCACTGATGAAGTGATCCGGAGACGCAATCAATGATTACCCAGAAATGGCCGGTATACACCGACCACAATGGCAACTATGCATTCGCGCTTCCGATTAAGACGTTGAAGCAAACCGTAGATGGTTATGCCTACGCTGAATTCGACGGCGCACATGACGACCAGTATCTTTCCTCGCAGTTTATGACCATCTTCCTCCCGGTCGTCGGTGGCTATCTGTTCTTCAGCCAGTCAGGTGAATTGCTCTATATGAGCAAAACAACCTTCGAAGCGCAATACACGCAACAGGTAGTTGGCCTTCAGATCGGCACGACTTCCGCAACTGCAATGGCGGGCAACAAAGTCCCTACCACCACTCAGCGTGGCGGCGTACTGCAGCAGGCAGCAGAAGCAGCAATCCCGGCGCAGACAGTGACCGACATTGCCACAGCCCAGACGGCGGTAAACGCCATCGTAACGAAAGTTAACTCACTGCTGACCAAACTGAAGTCCGGTGGAGAGCTGGCGTAGCCATTACAAAGCTCATCTACGGGTGGGCTTGATAATGATTAACGAGGAATTTGATATGGCGATGAAGAGCAAGGCTAAGCCGAAGGCAAACCCCAAGAATGACCCATCAAAACCAGATGGGTTGCGTGGTATCAAGAAGAAACCGAAAGGCAAGTAGACATGGCAGCACCAAAGGGTAACCGATTCTGGGAGGCCCGCAGTAGTCATGGGCGAAACCCTAAATTCGAATCGCCCGAGGCGCTGTGGGAGGCCTGTTGTGAATATTTCGTGTGGGTAGAAGAGAACCCGCTTTGGGAAATGAAGCCTTTCGCTTATCAGGGCGAGGTTGTGCAAGAGCCTGTAGCGAAGATGAGGGCAATGACTCTCGCTGGTTTGAGGTTGTTCCTTGATATAGCGGAAAGCACATGGGCTCAATACCGGTCAAAAGATGATTTTTCGGGGGTCACCTCGCGAGCAGAGGAGGTCATTTACTCTCAGAAGTTCGCAGGTGCCGCAGCCGACCTGTTGAATGCAAATATCATCGCAAGAGACCTTGGCCTGACAGATAAGCGGGAAGTCCACAAAACCGTTACCGACCTCACTGATGAGGAGCTCGACCGAAAACTCCAGGAGTATGCAGATGCGCAATCTCACGCGGGAACAGAAGGTTGAGCTGCTTAAGCTTCTGGAGGAAAAGAATCGGCGAACAGAGGTATATCGCTACCGTTCGTATTTCGACACCCGCTACGAATGGCAGCGCAAGTTCATCAAGGCAACCGCTGAATATCGCCAATGCGCGCTGATAGCCGCAAACCGCGTAGGCAAGACAGACACGGCAACCTATATCGACGCTATTCATCTGCTAGGGGAATACCCTGAAGGATGGGAAGGCCACCGCTTCGACCACGCTCCGCTGATGTGGTGCCTGGGTTACTCCGGTGAGAAATGTCGTGACCTACTTCAGGCTGCAATCATTGGCAAGAAGGTAAATGGTGAATTCACAGGCGGCCTTATTCCGGCAGATCGCATCGTATCGACCGAGCCTATGACTGGCACACCAAACGCTGTCAGGTCTGCTTATATCCGGCACAGTAGCGGTGAGCTGAGCAAAGTACAGTTCTGGTCTTACACGCAGGGTCAACACGCTCTAATGGGTGATGACATCGACTGGTTTCACATCGATGAAGAGCCAGAAGATCAGACAATCTACCCGCAGGTTCTGACACGAACAGCAACCGGCGACAGGGGGCGAGGCGGCAGAGGTATTCTTACCTTTACGCCAGAGAACGGTCGCACAGAGTTAGTAATCAAATTACTGGATGACCCGGGCGATTCTCAGTTCTGCATGAATGTGGGATGGGACGATGCGCCTCACCTCACTGAGGAAACAAAGCGCAGCCTGCTTGAATCGTACCCGCCGCATCAGCGCGACATGCGTACCAAGGGCATTCCAATGCTCGGGCAGGGACGCATCTTTGATTTCAGTGAAGACACGATTGCCTGCGATCCTTTTCCAATACCAAAGCATTACATGGTCATCGATGGCATGGACTTCGGCTGGGACCACCCGCAAAGCCGTGTGCAACTGGCTATCGACCTCGATAGCGACACGTACTACGTAACGAAGGCATGGAAGGCCAGCAAGACTTCCCCTGCTGAAGCCTGGGGCGCTACCAAATCGTGGGCTAACAAGGTGCCTACTGCATGGCCTCAGGACGGTCTACAGACGGAAAAAGGCAGCGGCTTGCAGCAGAGGGAGTATTACCACGCGGCTGGCTTCCTGATGCTTCCTGAGTGCGCTCAGTGGCCTGATGGTTCGCGGTCGGTGGAAGCAGGTCTGTTCGAGCTTCATGACCTGATGAGTAGTGGCAGGTTCAAAGTATTCCGCGGGCTGCGTGACTGGTTCGAGGAGTTCAATTTCTATCACCGTGACGATCGGGGTCGAATCGTTAAAACACGCGATGACCTGCTTGATGCCACACGATATGCATACATGATGCGACGCTTTGCCAAACGCTATGGCGACATTGGCGTAGTCAAAGAGAAGAAATTACCACCGCCGATTAAACCTGTCGCACGGAGACGATAATGGCAGACGAAAACAGACTCGACTCCATCCTCAGAAAGTTCGATGCGGATTGGTCAGCGAGCGATGAGGCCAGAACCGAGGCGACCAATGACCTGTTCTTCAGCCGGGTTAGCCAGTGGGATGACTGGTTATCAGATTACACAACACTTCAGTATCGCGGTCAGTTCGATGTAGTCCGCCCCGTAGTTCGCAAGCTTGTCGCAGAGATGCGTCGCAACCCGATTGATGTGCTCTATCGACCCAAGGATGGTGCAAAGCCTGATGCGGCTGACGTGCTTATGGGGATGTATCGCACTGACATGCGGCACAACTCAGCGAAAATTGCCGTCAACGTCGGTGTTCGCGAGCAGATTGAAGCTGGCGTTGGTGCATGGCGACTTGTCACGCAATACGAGGACAACAACCCGACCAGCAATAACCAAGTGATCCGCCGCGTACCGATTCACGAAGCCTGCTCCCACGTTATCTGGGACTGCAACAGCAAGCAGATGGACAAGAGCGACGCTAAGCACTGCACCATCATCACGCCGCTGAGCAAAAGCGGCTGGGAAGAGTTTGCTGAGGAATACGGGCTTGATGCGGATGACATACCTTCATTCCAGAGCCCGGATAGTGGACTCATCTTCCCATGGATGTCTGCCGGTGTAATTTATGTCGGCGAGCATTACGAGGTAGAGGAGAAGAAAGAGACAGCCTTCATCTACCTCGATCCGATGACAGGCGAGCCAGTCAGTTACTTCAAGAAGGACATCGCTGATGTTATCGATGACCTGGCAGATAAATGGTACGTAAAAGTAGCTGAACGCAAGGTAAAGCGCCGCCGGGTATATAAGTCGATAATCACCCTTACTGACATCCTGAAAGACCGTGAGATGGTTGCCGGAGAGCATATTCCAGTAGTCCCGGTGTTTGGTGAGTGGGGATTTGCGGGAGACAAAGAAGTGTATGAGGGCGTGGTCAGGCTGACGAAAGACGGTCAGCGCCTGCGCAACATGATTATGTCGTTCAATGCTGACATCGTTGCCCGTAACCCACGCAAAAAGCCTGTGTTCTTCCCTGAGCAGATTGCAGGGTATGAACACATGTACTCAGACAGCGATGATTACCCGTACTACCTACAAAACCAGAAAGATGAGAACGGCGTCGACTTCCCCATCGGGCCTATCTCCTACATGGAGAATCCTGAGGTTCCACAGGCCAACGCCTACATGCTTGAAGCGGCCACCAATGCGGTGAAAGAGGTGGCAACGCTTGGAGTTGATTCGCAGGCAGCCAACGGACAGGTAGCGTTCGATACCGTAAATCAACTGAATATGCGAGCTGACCTTGAGACATACGTGTTTCAGGACAACCTCGCTACTGCGATGCGCCGTGATGGCGAGATTTACGCCTCAATGGTTAACGATGTCTATGACGTCCCACGGCAGGTGACTATCACGCTGGAAGACGGCACAGAGAAGGACGTGCAGCTTTACTCCGAGATGGTAGACCTCGCCACCGGCCAGCATGTCGTCACAAACGATATCCGCGGCAGGTACGAATGTTACACCGACACTGGTCCATCATTCCAGTCGATGAAAGAGCAGAACCGAGCAGAGATTCAGGAGTTGCTCGCTAAGGTTCCGCCTGGTACGCCGGAATGGCAGATGCTGTTACTCCAGTACTTCACGTTGCTCGATGGCAAAGGTGTCGAAATGATGCGTGAGTATGCCAATAAGCAACTCGTCGTGATGGGGTTGAAGAAACCTGAGACACCTGAAGAGATTCAGATGGTTCAGGAGGCGCAGAATCAACAGAAAGAGCCTAACCCTGAGACCCTTGTTGCACAGGGTCAGTATATGGCGGGCCAGGCTGAACTAATCAAAGCCAACAACCAACAGCAGCAGATTGCTGTTGAGGCGGCGAAGGTTGAAGCGCAGAACCAGCTTAACGCAGCGAAGGTTGCTGAAATCCTTAATGGCATGGATCTGGACAAGCAGAAAGAGTTCAGAGAGATGCTCAAAACAATCGGTCAATTCCAGCAGCAACGTAGCGATGACGCTCGCGCTAATGCGGAATTGTTACTGAAAGGCGCTGATGCTGATCACCGTCAGCGCATGGACATAACAAATCACCTGCAATCGCAGAGACAAAATTCCCCCACCGGCGGCGTAGCCGAGTTTCCTCAATAAGAGAGAGTTAATCATGTACGAACCCATCAAAATTCAGGCTACTGAAGAACAACCCCTGCCCGGCGATCAGGCGGCGGCATCCGCAGATGGCTCAGTTGTCGATAATGCCAACGGCAACGCAGGTCAGGAAGAAGGCTTCGAGATTGTCCTGAAAGACGATGAGAACAAGCCAAAACAAGACCCGGCAACTAACGCAGAGTTTGCCCGTCGCCGTCTGGAGCGTAAGCGTCAACGTGAGCTTGAGCAGCAGATGGAGGCGGTCAAGCGCGGGGACGTGCCGGAGAACTTACGGGTAAAACCTGATCTACCGCCTCAGCCAAACGCCAATGATTTCTTCTCAGATGAAGCCATGGAGAAATACGGCTGGGATAGCGGTCGCGCTCAGGCGGCATTCCAGCAAGCGAATAATGAGTGGCTTATTAAGGCTCAGGACGCTCGCAGCAATGCAGTAGCAGAGCAGGGGCGCAAGACTCAGGAATATACCCAGCAGTCAGCGCAATACGTCGAGCATGCACGTAAACACTACGACGCAGCGGAGAAGCTAAACATCCCGGATTATCAGGATAAAGAAGACGCATTCATGCAGCTGGTTCCTCCAGATGTGGCTGTGAGTGTGATGCGTCTTTTCCCTGAAAAATCACCGGCGCTTATGTATCACCTGGGCGCAAACCCAGAGAAGCTTCGCCAGTTGATGTCGATGGACGGGCAGATGGCGCTGATTGAGCTTACTCGACTTTCCGAAAAATTAACTCTCAAGCCTCGCGGAACTGCGATCTCTTCCGCCCCTCCAGTTGACGAGCCGGTACAGCCAAGCGCTGTAGCGGCCAATACGTCAGCACTCCAGAAAAAAATGGATGAAGCGGCGAAGAAAGGTGACACAGAAACCTACCGCAAGTTGAAGGCGCAACTCAAAGGAATCAAATAATGGCTCTTAACGAAGGTCAAATGGTAACTCTCGCTGTCGATGAAGTTATCGAAACGATGCAAAACATCATGCCGATGGTCATGAAGGTGGATAAATACACGCCACCTGGTCGCGAGATGCAGCGCGGTGACAACACGATCTGGATGCCGGTAGAGCAGGAAGCTCCAACTCAGCGTGGCTGGGACCTGACCGACAAAGAAACCGATCTGCTGGAACTGAACGTAAAAGTCACCCTGGACGAACCAGATAACGACTTCTTCGACATCCGCGCTGATGACGTGCGTGATGAATCCACTTATCGCCGCCGAATCGCCGCCTCCGCCAAGAAGTTGGCGAACAACGTGGAAGCAGAGATTGCACGCACCGCAGCTGAGATGGGTTCTCTGATCGTCACAAGCACCGGACCGATCGGCAATGCTAACACCGGCTGGGACTTCATTTCTGAAGCTGAGTCCCTGATGTTCTCCCGAGAACTGAATCGCGACGCTGGCCTGAGCTTCTTCTTCAACGCCAATGATTACCGTGGCGCTGGTCGTGACCTTGCTGGCAAAGACTTTTATGGCCGCATCCAGGACGAAGCCTACACCAAAGGCGTAATCCAGAAGCAGGTTGCAGGATTCAATGACGTGCTGCGCTCTCCGAAGCTGCCAACGCTGGTTGCATCTACCGCAACCGGGGTAACGGTTAGCGGTGCGCAGAAGTTCAAGCCTCAGTCCTGGCGCCTGAACGAAGATAACAGCCGTGAAAACGTCGACAACCGCTTTGCAACGGTCAATGTCAGCTCTGGAACCGGATTCAAGCGCGGCGATAAGATCTCTTTCGCTGGCGTTAAATTCCTGGCGCAGATGGCGAAAAACGTGTTGGTTCAGGACGCGACCTTCTCTGTTGTGGCAGTGAATGGCAATGCAATTACCATCACGCCTAAGCCGGTTGCGCTGGATGACACCAGCCTGACAGCAGCGGAGCGAGCGTATGCGAACGTCAACACATCTCTGGCGGCGGGAGCAGCAATCAACGTGCTGAACACCGACACCGTGACAACCAACGTGTTCTGGGCAGATGATTCTATCCGACTGGTGTCACAGCCTATCCCTCTGAACCATGCGCTGTTTGCTGGCATGAAGTCTGAAAGCTTCTCTATTCCTGGCACCGGCCTGAATGGCGTCATCGCATTCCAGGGTGATATCAGCACGCTTAGCGGCAAATGCCGTATCGCGCTCTGGTACAAATCAACCGCTGTTCGTCCAGAGGCGGTGGGTGTAGGCCTGGCTAATCAGGATGTCGCAACGGCGATAGAAGGTTAAAACCATAAAGGGGCTTCGGCCCCTTATTTCTGGAGAAAATCATGAGCGTAATGCTATATCGCCATGGCAAAGGAACTCGCGTCTGGGGCAAGGAATATAAGACAGTGATTGTCCGAGATGATGAGGCAGCTGAACACCTCAAGCAGGGATGGCACAAGCACCCTGATGAGGTAAAGGCTGAAAAGACAGAGCAAGAACCTGTTAAACGCACCCGCAAAAATAAGGCGGAAAGCGATGAATCTGACGACTAAAGGCGATCTCGTTCTCGCCGCACTTCGCAAGTTGGGCGTCGCCTCAAATGCCACACTAACCGATGTCGAGCCACAATCCCTTGAGGATGGCGTTAACGATCTCGAAATGATGATGGCAGAGTGGTCTGGACTGGCTGGCTCGGGTATTGATGTCGGCTATATCTTTGCTGATGTGGACGCCTCACCCGAAGCAGGCGACGCCCATGGCCTGAGCAATAACGCATTAAATGCAGTGATATTTAATCTGGCCTGTCGTATTGCACCTGATTACGGCATGGAGGCAGGCGGCAAACTAATCACCACTGCGAGGTATGGTAAGGAGCAGTTGGTCAAGCTTTCAGCATCTTCACGTGCTAAGTCGCTGTGGAAAAAGAATAGCTACCCAAACCGGATGCCTGTCGGATCAGGAAACAGACTATTAACAGGCAACAGTATTTATTACTACCATCGTAGCGAGGTGAGCGATGCCGATTCAGCAACTCCCCCTGATGAAGGGAACGGGTAAGGACTATCGCAACGCCGATTACATAGATTTTTTGCCCGTAAATATGTTAGCAACCCCAAAAGATATTTTGGGAAATAATGGCTATTTTCGGTCCTTCCCAGGAATCAAAAAACGGCAGGACGTTGCTGGGGTGAGTCGTGGGGCGCTGTTTAACACGCGAGAAAACACAGCGTACCGATTGTGCGGAACAAAGTTATACAGATCAGGAGTGTCGATAGGTGACGTTCCTGGCAGCGAACGGGTCAGCATGGCATGTAGCTATAACAGCCATGCGGTAGGTGCTAATGGGACAATGACACTATTCCGATACGATGACACTGTGGAGACTATGTCTAATTGGGATGAGTCTACAGGTTATGTTCAATATGACCTTGGTTATCTCAGGGATCTGTGCAGAAATGGTCTCAGGTATATATGGTGTCGAAATGGTGGAGATTCTTTCTTTATCAGCGATCTTGAGGATGAGTCAAAGCCAGACCGCTATTCAGCAGAATACCGGGCAGAAAACCAGCCTGACGGTATCATAGGGATAGATAACTGGCGTGAATTTGTTGTTTGTTTTGGAACGTCAACTATTGAGTATTTTTCGCTTACTGGGGCTCAATCTTCAATTGGGTCAGCTATTTACCAGTCGCAACCATCAATGATGGTTCAAAAGGGTATTGCTGGCACTTATTGCAAGACGAAATACGCTGACACTCACGCAATTATTAGTCACCCTGCGACCGGCGCTCCGTCTGTTTACCTGATTAATTCTGGGGTGGCTCAGCAAATCGCAACGTCTTCAATTGAGATGATTTTGCAGTCATACACTGCGGAAGAGCTTGCAACTGCCTTTATGGAAACTACAAGGTTTGAGGCTCATGAATTGTTAATCATCCACCTTCCACGTCATGTTCTGATATATGACGGAACCGTTCGAGAGGCAGGTCCGCAATGGGCGATGCTAAAGACCGGGTTAGAAAATGACGTCTATCGTGCTGTTGATCTTATCTACGAGGGCAACTCTGTTACATGTGGCGATAAATTAGCGGGCCAGCTTGGAACACTTGATAAACAGTTAAGTAGCCAGTACCTAGCCTTTCAGGAGCATCTTCTTTTTACCCCATTGTTCAGGGCTGATAATGCGCGAGTGTTCGATTTTGAGCTTGAATCAAGCACCGGAGTTTCTCAGTTTGCTGAAAGAATGTTCATATCTGCTACCACCGATGGAATCAATTACGGGAGAGAGCAGATGATCCCATGGAATGCGCCGTTCAGGTACGATCAGCGAGCTATATGGAAAAGACTTGGGCGCATCAGAAAGAATATCGGGTTCAAGATTAGGGTAATTACCTCTTCTCCCGTAACTCTTGGCGGCTGCCAGGTGAGGATTGAGTAATGGCTTTATTACCGAAGCAAATTGCCGTGAAGGTTAGTAGAATTGATTCTTCCATTATTCCTGAGAATTTCTCCATACCTTACAGGCTGTATGTGCAAAAGCAGTCGAAAGAAATAGAGAATATTTCAGATGCAATACATTACATTGCCGATAATTTTGTTTCAAAAACAGAAACAGCACTGCAATCGTTGTCTTCTCCCATTGATATTGCAACTTCATTATCAGTTGATGGAAAAAAAGTGATTGGTCCGCGCGTTACAGGCTGGATTGCTGGAAGTGGCCCTCAACTTACAGGTGAATTTAATGCCAGCCAGGCATATACAGCAGGTGCGGCATATAGCCAGGCAGAAATTAATGCCATTATTACTGGTCTTGTCCAGGCAAGGCAGAGGGTTATGGCACTAGAAGCCGCAATGAGAAGCCATGGACTAATCGACTAGGTACCGCATGCTTACAGAAATTGATGCTCTAACGGGGCAGGCTTTAATGCGCCTTTGGGGAGTCGAGGGATGGAGAGATCCTGGCGCAAGATACTTCCTTTGGAATGGTTGCTGCGTGTTTGCCTTGGTAAGGCAAGATGGTTTTTATGACATCCATATGGCAATGAACAGAGCGAAGAGAAGCGAGTGCAGAAAAGCCGGAAAAGAAATACTACGGCTGTTCGGAATGAACAAGCTAAGAGCCGTAATCCTTACTGACAGGCCTCATGTTTGCAATTACGCGACACGCATGGGTTTCGGAAAGCGAACAAATGAAATATTAACAACAATCGAAGGTCGCCACAGCGACTTTTTTATTATGTGGCGTGAGCCGGGAGAATACGATGGGCGGAGCGATTAGCGGAGTTGGTGGAGCTGTCTCTGGCGTTCTGGGCGGCATCGGTGCGCATAAGGCCGCTAAACAGCAGCAAAAATATCAAGATAAAGCCATGAACCAGCAGCGTGAAGGTTATCAAAACGCTATTGGCTGGGTATCTCCTTACGAAGCCGCAGGTCAGTCGGCGCTGGCAGGTCTTCAGGGTATTGCAGGGCAACCTATCGATCGCAATGCTTTGCTGAATGACTACTTCCAGTCACCTGAATACAAGATGATGGCCGATCAGGCAAGGTATCAATCTCTTAATGCTGCCGAAGCTACCGGAGGTTTGGGCTCTACGGCAACAAGCAATCAACTGGCTTCCATCGCACCAATGCTGGGGCAAAACTATCTTGCAGACATGACAAATCAGCAGCAGAACATGTATTCACAACTGCTTGGCCTCTCGGGACTTGGCGCTGAATCTGCGAATGCACTCGGTAACTATGCCATTGGGCAGGGCAATACTATGGCCGGAATGTACCAACAAAAAGGCCAAATCATGGCCGGGAAGGCGGCTTTACCTTGGCAGGTTGCGGCAAGCGCCAACAGCAGCATCAACAACGGCGCGGCTTCAGATGTCAACCAGTTCACGGGCATGTTTGGCGGCATGATGGGGGGGTTATTCTGATGGCTTTTCAGGGGCTTCAGGGGCTTGGTGGCCCCATCAATTATTACGACATGATCCCGGACTTTCGTCGCGAAGCTCTAATGGAAACGCAGAATCGCGTCGGTCAGCAGGCTGTAATTGAGTCGCAGATGAAAAACGCCCAGGCGCAGAAAGATAATCAGCGGCGTGATGCATTCTATGATGCTATTCAAACCGCGACTCCTGAGCAGTTACCGGCACTGCGGCGTCAGTTCCCGGAGTTTGCTGAAAACATCCAGGCGGAGATAGGAGTTCAGGGTGCTGAGCATGCGGCGTTCGTTAACAGCGCTTTAAATAACCTTTCAGTAGCTGCCTCCAGCGGTAACCCGCAGCAGGTTCAGATGTCCCTGCAACAAAACGGCCCAGCTCTGGCGTCTCTGGGCGTATCTCCTGAACAAGCCATGCAACTGTACCAACAGGATCCTCAGCAATTTAATAGCATGCTGAACGCCACCAGACTTGCCACAATGCCAATTGATAAGCAGTTTTCAGTGCAGCAGGATCAGCAGAAAATTGATGAAATCATCCGCAGCAATCAGGTCGGAGAGTCACTTACCGCAAGAGGGCAGGATATTTCAGCGGCAACGGCTCGCCGCGGACAGGACATGTCAATGGAACGAGCAAAGGTTAGTGCGGCAGGCGGTAATGATAACCGGGTAGTCCAGCTTTCGGATGGGCGAACAGTTAATGTTGGCGGCAAACTTCACGGGGCGGGAGCAAACGCTTTCTACGAAGGAATTGATAACGCAGGTAACATGGTTCGAGTTCCTGCTAGTGCTATCGCCGCACCTGCTACATCCGCAGCATCTGCTGGTAACTATGCAATGGCAAAAGACCTCACAGCCATTGAAAACGCCAGCCCGGAGACGCTTGGATTTATGACGGGGGTGACTGGCGGCAATGGCTCTCCAGCATTCGGAGCAGACGTACGCAGCCGTATCAGCGGTAAGGATGAGCGTCAGGTCTACAATGCAGCGCAGCGCATACAGGGCAAAATGCAGAATCAGGGCATCGCAGCTGCGCGTGATATGGGTGCATCAGGCATCAACACCGTAGCTGAGGCGAAGATGTATTTTCAGGGTATGCCGCAGATCGACTTTTCCAGCCCTGATGCTGTACAAGAGTCAGTTCGCAATATCCGTCAATATACCGACCAATACAATCAGCAATACAACGTAAGTGTTGGCGATCGTGGTGGCCGGTCGACAGCTCAGCAAGCGGCTCAACCAGCACAGAAACCACAGCAATCAGTAGGGTTCTCTTCTTTGTGGGGTGATTAATGGCTAAGGCATGGAAAGACGTAATTTCCTCACAGCAGTATCAAGCTTTGCCGCCTGAGCAGAAAGCACAGGCGCAGGAGCAATACTTTAATGAGGTGGTTGCCCCACAAGCAGGCGATCAGGCCGATCAGGCAAGGCAGGCTTTCTTTACAGCATACCCGCTTCCTGAGTCAAACCTTCAGCAACAGCAGCAACCTCAGCAGCCCGATCCTCAGAAAGGCGGATTGATGTCAGACTTTGGCAATGCTGCCGCTGAAACCGGGCGTGGTTTGCTTCAGGCTGGCGTCAACCTCGCCAACATCCCCGCTTCAGTAGCCGATGCTGTAACAAGCGCTGGCGCATGGGCTGGTAAAAAGCTTGGACTTGGTGATGGGACATATCAGCCGGCGCCGCGGGTAACGACGCAGGGGCTTGAGCAAGATTTTGGCGTACAGCCCGGAACTCTCACCCCGCAAACCACAGAGGGACGAGTATTTGCAGAGGCGCTGCCATACCTGGCACCAGTTGGTGCTGAAAGAGCGATAGCTCAGTCCCCGTCAATTGCCGGCCGTGTAGCGCAGGGAGCATCTCGCTTGCTTGCTGAAAATGCCGTCGGCTCTATTGCTGCCAATAGTGATAAAAATAACCCGGAGGCGCTCGCTACAGACTTAGCAACTGGCGTTGCTCTGGGCGGTGTAATTAACCAGGCCGGTCGCGCAGCAGGCGCAGCTTATCGCGGCGTGCGTGGCTCCATGTCGCCGGAGGCGCGAGAGGCTATCCAGTTCGCAAACTCAGCCGATGTTCCGCTGCATACCTCAGACCTCCTGCAACCTAACTCGCGCGTCGGTCGCATGGCTCAAACCACTGCGGAGAATATACCATTTGTCGGCACTAGCGGTATGCGTGCTACACAGCAGGAGGCTCGCAGCCAGTTAGTTGATGAGTTTGCTTCCCGCTTTGGTGAATATGACCCATCGATCGTCGTTGGTAGTCTTAAAGCCAAACAGAGCGGTATCAGGAGAGCCGCCGGAAGTCGCATTGACCAGGTCGATAGCCAAATCGGTGGCATGAATGTGCAGCCATCCAGAGCGATACAGCAGATTGATGATGAGATAGCTAATATGCAGAGACTTGGTGCAGTTTCAGATGCTGAAACCCTGTCAAAGCTACAGGCATACAGGGATGAGTTAGCTGGCGGAAATGTTGATTTCAGGCTGTTGCGAGACCTCAGAAGCCAATTCAGGCAGGACGTCAAAGGTGAGCGTGTTCAGTTCGTCAACAAATCAGAAGCAGCGGTAAACCGCGTTTATAACGCATTAACTCAGGACATGCATCAGGCGGTTGGCCAGTCGTTGGGTGGCGAAGCCGTTAATCGTCTTAAGCAAGCTGATGCCATTTGGGCAAGGGAAGCAGATAAGCTTAAAAACACCAGGCTTAAAACAGTGTTGCAAAAAGGCGATCTGACGCCTGAAGTAGTGAACAACATGCTTTTTAGTGGCAAAAAATCAGAGGTACAAAACCTGTATCGATCTGTTGGTCAGATTGGGCGCGCTCAGATGCGGAACGGCATCATCGGTAAGGCAATGGAGAAATCAGGCGGATCGCCAGATCAGTTCCTGCGTCAGGTTAACCTCATGTCTAACCAGACCGGTATTGCTTTTAAAGGCCGTGATGCTGCTTATCTGAAGGGGCTGAAAAAATACCTTGAGTCAACCAAGCGAGCAGGACAGGCGGGAGTTACTACACCAACGGGGCAGCAAACAATACCTTTCATTTTGGGGATAGGGTCGGTTACAAATCCTGCATTGGTTGGTGTGGGTGGCGGTTATGGATTGCTTGCAAGGATGTATGAAAGCGAGACAGCACGCAATGCTTTCCTGCGACTATCTAACACGCCACGTGGCTCAACAGCATTCGAAAAGGCACTCTCTCAGGCAGAGATCTTTATTAATTCACTTGCTCAGGGTGCCAAATCAGAGGCTTCAGGACAATAAAAGCCTGCCGACTACAAGTCCGAAAATTAAAAAAGCAAAGTTCAATAAGTCGCGTTCCATAATGTCTCCCATGTGTTAATTCATACTAACAGGTAGATAATACAACCGATCGCAACAATTCTCATATCGACTCCCTCAAAAGTAATTTCTTTTAGCCCTTCTATCTTCGATGAAGAAAAGCAGTTGATTCATATAGATCTCCGACGCATCATGTCAGAAAGTAACTTTACATGAAGACAAAATGAACAGAAGGACTCTACTAAAATCACTGCTTGGCATTACATCGATTTTACCTTTCAAATTCGCGGAATCTAAGGATCTGCAAAGGATAAAACGAATGTCAGACATCAACGCTAATGTAGTAGTGAGCATGCCCAGCCAGCTATTTACACTCGCAAGATCTTTCAAGGCGGCAGCTAATGGCGCTATCTATATCGGTCTAATCGACACTGACCCAACCATCCCATCAAATCAGATTCAGGTTTATCTTGAAAATGAAGATGGCACTCATGTGGCAGTATCACAACCCCTGGCAATTAACGCCGGTGGGTTTCCTGTCTACAATGGTGAGGTAGCAAAATTCGTAACGGTGAAGGGGCACTCAATGGCCGTATACGACTCATATGGCACCCAACAGTTCTATTACCCAAACGTACTCAAATACGACCCTGACCAGTTAAGACAAGACCTGGCAAGTGATGCAGACGGAGTAGGAGACAGTCTTGTTTCAGTGAAAAAAACAGGCTCTGGAACCGTCCCAAGAACTCAGCACGATATTAACAATGATCTCTACTATGTAGAAGATTACTGGCTGGAAAGCGATGGTGATAATTATTCAGCTGCTGTAAAAAGGATGCATGCAGACAAAGGATATGCGAGGTTCCTGGACAAAAAAACCTACAACCTCACTGGCCTACAAATGACAATTACTAATATGGCTCTGCTGGGGGGTGGCAGACCACGTTATTCAGGTGGCACAGCAGTTCCAGGCACAGGGACGATTCTTATTGGGATGTTTAATCATTCCGTTACTAACGCACGTATCAGCGATCTGGGGCACATTGCAGTAACTGACGGAATAGTGGTTAATTCGGGTGTTGGCTCCGCATCTCCTGGCAAACTTTATGTAGAAAACGTTCTTTCTGTTGGAACTGGAGAGGCAGGTTCATCTCACGCCCAACTGTACCAGGGGTTCAATGATGTATATATACATGAAGCTGAGGGTAATGACGCTCAATACGGCGTCGTTGTTAAATCTCGTAGTGGTTTTGTGAAAAATATTACGTGCCGTAACACGAGAACATCAGGCATTTTCATTAAAGGGGATCAGGGCGTTCCATCAGGTAACGTTGCTAACGGTGCGGCGGCAGATATTATCATTGATGGCCTTAACGTTGTTAACAACTCTTCTAATACAGGATGCTCAGCCCTTTTCATCCAGTCGAGCACAGATCTGGCGAGTAAGGTCATCGCATCTAAAATCCGGGCTACATATGGTAAGACAGCACTTGAAATTGCCGGCGGTGGTACTGGCGCTCTTCAGACAAACTCAATTATTGTCTCTGATATTATTTCCGAAGCTACTGCAACCAGCGCGGTGCTGGTAACAGGAAACACCTCTGACTTCATCATCAAAGGCGTACTTGCAATTAACCCATCTAATGGTAGTGCTGTAAACACTGGCGGCTCAGCAAATAACGGTCTTATTTCAGACATTAGTCTGGTAATTTCAAACTCAGCAATTACCGGCACTCTGGCAGGGTTCATTGATGGAACGGCAATGAAGTTAGGCCAGTTCATGGTGAGAAACCCTTACAGGAAAATGGCGGTACAAATTGGCAGAGGCCGGGTTAATGCAGGATCTCTGACGGGTGATGTTTCATATCAGGGTGACGGTAATATTGCAGTTCTGAACGGAGCTGCATGGGGAGCGACAATTCCAAGCGTTGAGACTCGAGAGGGAAACGCTACGGTTTTACACGGAAGCATACTCACTACCGGCGTTTCAATTGCATCAAGCCCTGTCATCGGAACCATGCCTTTTAGCATCCCGGTAAGCATGGTCATAGAGGCAAGCATTAGGTTGAGAGATGGAACATATGGGTCAACCAGACTCTACATCTCTGGCACAATACTACAGCTACTCACAGGTTCAGCAACAACAGTTGGAGAGGTTTTCCTTGAGGGATTAACGATTAATCTACCGAAAGTTTGATTACTCCAGGGCAATGAGCTCAGCAAGCCATTGCCCTGTAACATATTGGCGAAAACGCAGAATGAAACTATACTGTCACGAACTCAACAACAAGTTATAGTTCAATGATAAATTTCATTAAAAAAAACTGGCTTATTTTTATATTTATAGCTTTAGTTTGCGCATCCACATCTAGTATATACATGCTTAATCAGGGTGATTTCTCTCGCTCTATACTACCATTTTCACCGCTATTCCATTTAAATATGCATGCCGAGAGTGTCGTTTCTCACTTTACGATGAGAGACCATTTTCTTAGCCCTTTACGTTTTTCGTACATCAGCTCTCATAATTTTGTACTTTATGCATATGCCTTTGTGACGTCATTTTTTAGTAACGAGTTTAGCATTGCTATATATTCCATAATAATGAAAGTGCTAATGCTAGCCTCGCTTTATATATTATTGCTGTCACTGTCAGGTAAGCTCGAAACGACTTACAGAAAACAAATTCTTTTCATTCTCGCCTCTATCCCCTTATTAGCGTCATCTAACATGGCGCTTTTATCTTCTCTGTATCAGGAACAGTTACTGCTAATCATTTTACCTGTGCTAATTGCAACAACCATATACGATACAAAAGCAAGCATATATTCGTGCTTCTTTTTTACCGCTGCAATCGCTACGCTCAAGAGCCAGTTTTTTTACATACCATTGATAATGATGGTTTTCTTCATTATATACAGCCGACAATACCTTAAGCTTAAACTCAGCCTAATGCTGCTTGCTTTCTCGTTTGGGGTTGTAGCTATTTTATTGACTCACGGGACAACAAACCTTAACTCGTATCACTCAACATATTACGGGGCTTATCTCTACAGCGATTTATCTGAGAATGAAATGCCAGAAGGAGTAAATAAATATTGCGTAGGAGTTGACGCGTGGGGTAATAGGTTCGACATAAGCAAGGGCATGGTAAGTACAACAATTCAGGATAAATGCATTACCCATTCAAAAGAATCTGGTTTTTCTGATGCAATAAAATACTATGTTAAACATCCTGTAGATTTCGTTATGTTGCCTTTCGCTGAAAGCATAAAACCGTTCATGGGTGAGAACTATTTCCACATGGATTACAATTATAAGCTTATAGTGAATCAGGACAATTATTCGGGGAAGATAACAGAAGTTAAAGATATTCTTTTCAATGAATTAAGATTTCCTATCTTGTTTTTGATTATGCTTGCCAGTATTGCATTAAGAAAAAAACAAATATCGGGCTTGTTGTTTATTGTCTCTATGCTTGGTGTAACTCAGTTCTACATATCTTTTCTTGGGGAGGGGTACAGAGATCTGAACAAGCACCTTTCCGGCATGAATATATGTTTCGACATTATATTATACATACTGGTCGTAAAAGCAGCTTATACATTTGCAGAGTTAGCGATGCGTCGGATTGATAGGTCGGCAAGTGATAAGGCAATCTAAAAAAGCTTGATCTAACTAAAAGCAAAAACTACTGTATATGTATACAGCATTGTTTTTAGGGAGAGAAGTCATGCCACGTTACGACGATAAGACAGCAGCGTTCTACAACTCGATCACACGCGAGCCATCTGGCCGCAAGGTCGTCCGGACCAGCGAGTTTGTGCGCAATCTGGCCGCGCTGAATCACGACATGTCACTCGATGAGGCTAACCGGTGGATCAGGATGTACGCGCGCACGTTCCGCGATGCATCGACCACGGAGGGCGACGACAAGCTCTGGTTCCAGTTCAACCCAAACGGGGGTATCTGAAATGGGATTCCCTTCACCGGCGGCTGACTACGTTCAGGCTACGATCACCGCTGAGACAATATGCGGACTGACATCAAACAGCCTGGTTATTCAGACGTCAGAAGGTGTTGCTGTAGTGGACAGGGGATTGATTGTGCGGCAGGGCGATATTTTGCTCGCCAGCCTGGATGGTCGCACCTATTTCGGGAAGATGATGGGCGGGTCGTTCATCACGCATGACGGTGATGCTATAGAAGGGGATTGCCTGGACGAGCTTCAGGTGATCGGCGTCGTAACGCATTTCGTCGTTGATACGCGGAACGGCCTGGATGATGACTGCCCGGTGATGTAGGTGGCTTTATGCCACCTTACCATCGATATAGTCAGCCCACCACTGCATCATTTCCCGTCGCTTGTCGAGGTATTGAGCGTGGTTGTAGATACCGCGGATTGATCCGCTGTTTGCGTGTGCCAGTTGCTTCTCGATGGCGTCTGCCGGCCACTCATGCTCGTTCATGATTGTACTGAACTGATGCCGGAAACCGTGGCCGCTGGCTAGCCCTTCGTATCCTATCTGTCGGATAACCAGCAGGACAGCTGCATCGCTCAGCGGTTTCTTTTTGTCGTTTCGCCCCGGGAAAACAAAGTCTGATACTGGCTCGGTCACCGGGCGGATAGATTGAAGCAGAACTGCCACCTGCTCCGACATCGGTACGATATGGACGCGGCGTCCTTTCATTACCTCTGCGTCAATTGTGATAGTCCTTGTTTCAAAATCGACGTTCGCCCATTGCATAGAACGAAGCTCTTTCGTCCTGAGCGCTGTGTACTGTAAAACCTGCGTCGCAACCTTCGTTACGATGCTTCCGGAGAATCCTGCAAGCGCCTTGTTGAATGCGGGTATCTGGTCGGACGGAAGGAAAGGGTAGTTCTTTTTTCGGTACCCCTTCATCGCGTCAGCTAGGTCTGGCGCAGGGTTATATTTAGCCCTGCCGGTCACTATCGCGTACCGGAAAACCTCACCGCAACGCCTCCTGGCTTTGTTTGCCCTCTCCATAGCCCCGCGGTCTTCGAACGTGCGGATCACCGACAATATCTGCATCGGCTCAATTTCATTAATATCCAGCCCACCAATCTGCGGCAGAATGTCATCCTTAAACATTCTCGCAAGCTCATCTGCATACCCCACAGACCACACCTGCTTTTTGTGCTCATACCACTCCTGATATATAGCACCGAACGTATTATCTTTGACCGAAAGCTTTTTGGCCTTAACCGGGTCAATTCCTGTTGAGACATCCTTCCTGGCTATCCACGCTTTGTCTCTGGCTTCCTGCAATGACATCAGCGGGTATTTGCCGACTGTCAGCACCTTTTCTTTGCCATCCATTTTATATCGCAGCTGCCAGACCTTCTTGCCCGACACCGGGACATAGAGGTACAGGCCGTTACCATCCAGCAGACGGTACGGTTTATCTTTCGGCTTTGCCGCGTCGATCTGCTTAATGGTCAGCATGGGTAAAATTCCGGTGGGTAAAATTATTTACTCGTTTTTTACCCGCCAATACATGCGGCTGTCAACGGTCTGTTGCGAACTATGGCGAACGGTTGTTTTATGGGGAGCTTGCTGTGACTGGAGTTTGGCGAACTAGTGCGGAAGGTGGCGAACTATAGAATGGTGTCCCCTGCATACATCGAATTCGCATGTCAGGGGATTGATGGGAAAGGAAAAAATCAGGATGGAATTTATTTTTACCCGTGGTTTTACCCATCGAGGCGGCTCAGGAGCTTCTGTTTGAATTCGCAGTGCTCACTATATAACCATCGCGCCCGGCCATGGATCAACTTACTCTTTGGAAGGGTGCCGTCTTTGATACGGTCATAAATGAAGGTCTTTCCGAAGCCAGTATCTGCCATGATGAATTTCAGATCAACAAGCGAGTCGGGTTGCATGTTATGTTGCATGGGGTTTACCTCCGGACTGGAAATCGAACTGAGAGAAAGAAAAAAGAAGCCGCCTCGGTGGGCGGCTATTCAATGCGGATGCCAGGTATCTTCCCGGCGGCGATGGCGTCGTAAATATCTTTTCCGACCTCTTTAACGGCGAACACGCCCATAACATTTGTGATTTTTTCAATGGCAGCATCGCGCTTCTTGTCTGCTTCTGAGCGGATAGGGCGGAATTTATCTGGGTGCTCAACCAGGCAGTAAACCACCTCATATCCCAAATCTAATCGCTGAGTGACAACATATTTCTCACCCAAAAATTTTATTCTGACTGGGTTCCATTCTTCACAATCGAATAATTCACACTCACATCCCACCGGCGGCAGCCCCTCGCCATCCCATTGCGGTTGCGTGGCGGCAAGTGCAGATTCGTATTGCTCGCGCGTGACACTTTCAGATGCACCGGGCACCTCTCTTTCCCTTACTGCTTCCTGTGCAAATGGTCCATATTTCAAGAAGCAATCTTCCGGCCAGTTTCCACCCTTATCGTAGAAATCTATATTTGCTTCATCTACAAAACGGTGACACTCAGCAGCCCCCACAGGCCAGCCGCCAAATTTATGTAAATCACGCACCAAAATATCAATCAGCTTCATTATTCCTCCAGGCAAAAAGAAGCCGCCTCGGTGGGCGGCTATTCGGATTCGAACTCGGAAATCATTCGGTCAATGCATGCATCCGTTTCAGCATCCTGCCCATCAGACCGCTTAAGCACGTCAATGCATTCTTCCGCGGTGAACTGCATGACAGTGAGGCATTCGACTATAGCAATCTCTCCTATGAACCTTTCTTGGTCAGTCAGGCATGACGCAAATATTACTCTTATGCTCTGCATCACCTTTGACTTAACATCATTGGGGTAGTCTGTATTGATCATTTATCCTGCTCCAAAAAGAAGCCCCGACTAGCGGGGCAATGACAACAAGGGGATGCTTTCGCACCCAATAGCCAGCTCATAACTGGCTATAAGTTGCGTCATCCAGGAATAACAACGATGACGGTATTAACCATCGTCCCAGATGACTTGAATGCACCTTCCGGCAGTTCTTCGATGTGGCCGCCGCGCTCTTCGATGAGTTGGCGGAAATCAGCTGTCATCTTGTTGTTTCGAAATGTCACAGATGAAGCCATAACAGATACCAGCAGTCCGCCCGGCTTAAGGAATTTCAGTGCGTGAGAAACGTGCTTGATGTCAGCCTGTCGGCTGAAGGGCGGATTCATAACAATGCGATCGAAAGATGCCATTGGCTCAACAGAAAGGAAGTCTATGGGGTCACCAATTTTCGCGTCTTTGATATTCATACCCTGAAGGTGAGCGTTATTTTCTGGCATAAGTTCGAACATATCGACTTTAACGTCCAATGCTGATTTTTGAGCCGCCAGTGCTAAGGCTCCCTTCCCAGCGCTTGGCTCCAGAACTCGCATGCCGTTTTGAATACCTGCCAATTCTATTACTCTTTCGACTACAGCTGGCGGGGTTGGGAAGAACTCAAAATCATCCTTCGGTACCACTACATCGCCGGTTAGAATAATTTGCTCTATGCGATCGGAGGCTTCGGCATCAAAAATGTGCGCTTTGTCTTTTCGGTTCCATTTTCCTCCAGCCGCCTCCAGCACTTTGTTTGTCCTGGTATAGAGATTGCGATCAAGCTGACCGGTAAGGAATAGTTTCGGGCCATTACACTCTGCTGCGCTCAGTACGTTCAGAACTTCATTATCTACTCGCATTCGTTAATCTCCGGGTGTAAAAAAAGCCCCGATGGGCTTATGTCGATATTGATGCCACCCGCATAGCGCGCAGCTGTTTAATGTGATGTGCTCTTTCTATTTCGTCTTCGATCCGCGCCGCTTCAAATTTGCTGATGGGCTCGAAGTCGTTCTGAAAACGGTCCATGCTGGCGATGCAGGTTCGACCGTTTCGGATGTAGTGGATGACTTCGTGTGTAGAGCGGATGATTTTGCATGGAGCGCCGTTTAAATCGGCGTATTTACTACCGGGCAGGATTATCCTGAACATTGGCTGACTCCTGCATCATGAGGAAGACAATCATGGCTGAGCGGAGTGGGTTGTCATCTGCATACTTCATTCCGAAATCCCCTTCGCCTTGGGTTGCGAACCAGCGATGTCCGCCCACATACAAAGCAACAGGCCGGAGTGCGATGAGGTTGTTAACGATAATCGGCCATGCGTCTGCCGGGTTGTTGCAGTAGTCAACCCATTGGCTAGGAGGATGACCAGTTACACATGCGCAAGGCGGCCTGCTTTTACTCTCAACCACAGGCCTGTCAGGAAAAATAATTTCCGCAACGGCCATGTTTATTTCCTGATCGCTCATCTTGCTGTAGTCCATCACATAATCCCCCTCTGCTTATTCTTCATCACGATTAACCGCTGGCAGTCACTGCACGTCTTGCATCCCGGCACAGCAACCCGGCGCGGCTCTGGTATGTCCTCTCCGCACGATTCACAATGCTTTGCTGATACTGCGTTACGGTTGATGCGGTGAGCGGCAATAGCGTTTTCGCGGAGCATTTCTTCAAGCTCGCTGGCCTGATCGATGATTTCTGCTGTCATTGTTGTGACACCTTCCTCAGCCAAATACAGACAGCACCATCTTCTGTGTCATGGATTGAGCCGATAAACCAGCCATCGCCCTTTACCCCTGATGGTTCCCACGTTGAAATGTCGTATCCATCGCCGTGCTGCGCTATTTCATCCTCGTCCCTATATTCGACGCGCCATTCCAAGCCGTTTTCATCCAGCCAAGAGTTAAACTCATCGGGATCGACCGTTTCACGACCATCGCAAAATTCATCGTAAAGAGGATGCGTCCAATATCCGTATTGGTCACGTTCAACCGGCAATTCTTTGAATTCGGTTTTCATAATCCCACCGCCTTACCCAGCCTCTCGCTGAATTGATGAATGTGGTCACGCAGTTCTGTCAGCGTCTGCGCTTCAGACTCCAGGATTTCCTTGTGCATTAACTCGCGTATAAGGTGCTCAAACTTGCTGAAATAACCCAAGCGCGAAAGCACTTCCTGACCGGCTGATTTGCCTTCCTTTGCAATCTTCTTCTCATTCAAAATCAGGTCATGCGCCGAGCCTGTGACGACGTATTTGTCGCCTAATTCAATGCGTAGTGATTTGCTCATGATTAATCTTTCTCCGGATCAAAGTTGTGCCAGTTATTCCGCTCTAAATTCCACCACAGCCGCTTATCGCCAACTTCCTGTATGCTGCGTCCGGTAATCTCCGCTACCTCTGCGTTGTTATGACCCCAGAACAGCGCGATTTCTTCAGGTGTCCATTCAGCCACGATTGAACCTCCAGATGCTCTGGAAAGAGCGTTGCGTTTACTGCGCACAGAGTGAATGGTGCGACCGGTGGCAGTGGCGATTTGCTGGTCTGTGAAGCGACCGAAAAGGAAAAGTTCTGGCTCCGTCCATGGTCTGCCGGTCATCCGTGATGGTAGCGGGGCGTCTATCCGTGACGCCTGCGCAATAATGGATGCCTCCGTGCGTTCAAGCTTTTCTGCGATAACAGAGATGTGCATGGTTTTGCATACGTCATGGAGGAATAGCTTCTCCCATGACTGCCAGTGAGTACCTTGCATCAGTCCTCCAGAATTCTCTTTTTGGTTTCCGATACCAGGGAAATAAATGCTGATCGGCGCTCTCTGAGGCGCTCAATTTCTTCCTTGCATTCTTCTGCGGTGAGGCGGTAAACGATGAGCTGCTTTCCATCGGGGAAGTCAGAGCAGTAGCTGATGAAGTCGACCCATTCCCGGGCGGAGCAGTCGAGATGACCGATTAGCTGCCATTTGTACGCCGGATCGATTGAACCACGGGTAAGGGTGGCGTAGTGCGTGGAGGCGATGACAGACTTAATCTCGATAACGCCATCTTTCCCGACCAGACCATCAGGGCTATCACCGTAGGTTTCATGGTCGAAAAAACCGCCATTATCGACATCGACAAAATACATGTCCTCATACAGCATTCTGGCGACTGGCTCCTGTTCGTGACCACGCTCCATGTGGTCATTGGAGAAGCTAAACTCCGATTTGCAGCCCTTTATCTGTTCCAGTGCCAGTTGCAGTGCATAGCGTCTGGCCGGCTCGCCAAACGCCTTACCATCATTAGCCATGATGATGCCGTAATTCGAGGCAGTGGCTTTCCCTAGCCTTAAAGCATCCCATTCATCACCGTTCTGCTCCACGTCATGCCATATCATCACGGCACTCCTTAATCAGCTGCGCCCGGTGAGCCTCCGAAATGTCCATCCGTGTCATCACTGCCTCAAGGCTTCCGTCGCGCTTAAACGCCGCCTTAGCGTTATTCCATGCCTGAGTCTTGTCTGGTGTGAGGGAAGGCTTGGTAACTCGCGCCGGGCTGATGCGCAGTCCTTCTACAGATTCCTTTCCGAAGCGGACATTCTTGTCCACAAAGACAGTTACTTTTACGCCAGCCCAATCCTCCAGAAATGGGGAGCCTGTAATGCCTTTCAGCATCTTGCTGTTGGTGGCATTGAGTATCATCGGCTTTAACTTTTCGCCCGGGCGTAATTCACGCTCTTCGAAATAGGCGGTGTTGAAGACGTCCTTTGTCTTCTTTGTCTTGTCGCCCTCAAGCACCGCTCTGGCGATAGTAAGAACAGTAGGCTCCACTATGTCGGCGCTGCTGAGGTAGGGGGAGTCGAATGCTTTTCGATAGTGAGTTTTTGAGTTATTCATGATTCACCTTTAAAACTGACAAGGCTCTTGCTGCTGCCATTCTTTCTCTGCTCTGGCGTAAGCACAGGCCGAAATGAAGTCGTTGTAAGCTTCCTCTGCTTTGTCGCCCATAAGGGAAAACAGCGCCTCACGAGGAAGGGTGAAGCAAGCCATCCGTGCTGCTTCTTTCGGGAACAGGTCGATAAGCTCCTGCGCCCGTTTATCAATCCACTTGTCACGCTCAATGCCTGATTGATGCGCAAGCTCACGCTGCGCCTCGATGCGGTCGAGTGCATAATATGCAGCCATAGCTGACTCCTGAATTTGGTTGTGCGCTTCCCGTCTGCGTAGTGCCGGACAGGGAGTTATGAATGGGGGGGGGGGTTACTGATTACAGATTCGTTCTGCTTCTTCACACTGCTCAGGCGTGAACCAGCCGAAGTGACATTCTTCGACCGGAATTCCTAGCTTTCCTGCCAGCCATTTATATGCTTCACTGCGTGTCATACGTCCTGATTTCCATATACGCTCAAAAGCAGGCTTGCATTTCTTCCTTGCGTCCCGAGTTCTTTGGTCAGCCAATGTGCCCAGAGGAATTGCTGTGAACGGGTGCATCCCAACGTAAGAGCGGCATGATTCACAGATGTACACATAAGGCCAATCGCCGTAATCCCGTCCGTAAACCTCCACATGAGTCCCTATACGCACAGTTCCAGAACAGAATCGGCATAATGTTGGTGCTGGCAATGGGTTTTTAACTCTGGCTGTCGCTTTCATACTTGGGTTGACTGGAGTCTTTGCTTCCATCACACCCTCACTTCAAACGAATTACGATTAACCCGCATACCTAGCGCTTTACGCTGTGCTTCGTTGGCTTGCTCCAGCATTTCAGCGTTTTCCAAAAAGCGAGCAATGGCTTTCTTGCTTAATGCGGCGCGGAGATTTTTTGTATCGACGATGCACTGCTCGACGATGTGACCGAACCCGGCGATAAACATCTGGTCCCGGTTGAGCGTTACCTTGTTCCGTGGCGTTCCAATTTCAGTGAGCAGCCACGTGTAGCCGCCAGCCATTTTCGATACGTGGTAAAGCTTGCCGGTGTGGGTGACTGTCATGATGCCACCTCATCCCATTCCACCCAGGCGCTTTCACCATCAGCGTCGATTACGCCAGTAGCACCACAACATGGACATTCAGCCTTGTCACCTTCGTAGAGCCGGAAGCCGCAACCTTTCTCAGTGGTTACGCTGATGAAAGAGCCTGGTTGATTGCCGCCATCGCAGCTATCACATGAAAGCCATTTTATTTTCAGAGTCTTCATAATCTCTCCTGCCCTTAAAGCCGGGCTAGCTGAACGTTGATAAACCCACTGCGCGTTAACCGAGGCGGTGGATAGCCGCCCATGCATGTCTTTGCTCTCTCGTAAAAGAGCAGGGAGATGCAATAAAAAAACCCGCCGGAGCGGGTCTATTCTGAAGGTGCTGCCGGTAACGGCATCCAATGCGTAATTTCATTCAGTAACGTCGTAGAACTGGATTCGCAGCTACAGCCATTCCCATTGTGATCTGGCCAAAACCCCCTGAATCTCCAAACTCCTACGGAAATGCCGTCACTAACTATGATCGCTTGTCCATATGATGGACTACGTATTGAGCGCTCAATCCATCCCATCGCTTTACCCTCTTGAGCTAATAAAAAGGCCGCCTAAGCGACCTGTGAGTAATCTGTCGGAGATAAGCTTTCCTTGCTTATCATCTCGAACTTCTTGCCGAGGAAATCTGTACGCTCCTCAATTGACAGTTCCCAAACCGGGATGAGTATCTTCTGGCAGAACAGGCCTGTGTCCATGGCGTCCTGCGCGGTGGCAAAGTACATAAAGCTACCTGCCAGTTCGTTGCTTACCCGAGAAACCTGATCGGCAGTTCGGTAGCAAATTTTGTATTTTGGAGCCAACACTTTGCCCATCAAGTCACCTCAAATAAGTGGAGTAGATTACCGGGCGGTAACCTGCTTGCTTGTACGATGACCAGCTGCAAAGATCGCCACTTCTGGCAAACACGCAGATCCGGTCGAACTGTTTTCACGCAGACTGCCGAGCGAAGTGGCTCTGTCTACGCGGCTCATATCCTGCTTTTTTACCTGTGACGCGTTCTGAGCAGCCTCAGCGCGTCGTTTAGCCATCAGCTCGCCACGTTTCAGAAAACGCCGTGTAACGCTGTTGGATGCGATTAAATTGGTCATATGTCCTCCAGTGGTTGCTTTGGTGGTGTGATGATTGGTGGATTCCAAGATGCTTCTAACAGCTATCGGTTGGGCATCACGATCGCATTGCGATTCGATGTGCTTATTCACTTGGCCTTTTATCTCACCACACCCCAAAGCAACTTCCTTTGGTCTCCCACAAGGGCGGGAGAAGTAACCCCATCGATGTTAAATAAGCAGCCTGACTTCATGTCTGGCGCGGCTTAACTTCCTGTGCCGCTGTCGATGTTTCGTTTCGATGGGTTAATAATCACAGAATGTGTTTGTGCTGTCAA